AATCGACCCTTGTCCCAAGTTGCGGCCGAGGTTCGCCTTGCTCTCCCGGGCCGCTTCCCCTAGGGCGCGGCACGGTTTTCGCGAGCTTAGCAAAGGAATCGCAACACCGTGGCCAACGTTACCGTGATTGGTGCCCAGTGGGGCGATGAAGGCAAAGGCAAGATCGTCGATTGGCTGGCAAGCCGCGCCGATGCCGTGGTGCGCTTCCAGGGCGGCCACAATGCCGGCCACACTCTGGTGGTGGGCGATCAGGTCTACAAGCTCAGCCTGTTGCCCTCTGGTATCGTTACCGGCACGCTCTCGATCATCGGCAACGGCGTGGTGCTCGATCCCTGGCATCTCAAGAGCGAAATCGACAAGCTCGAAGGCCAGGGCGTCGTCATCAATACCGATAATTTCGCGATTGCGGACAATTGCCCGCTGATCCTCCCGCTGCATCGCGATCTGGATGGACTGCGCGAAGCCGCGGCGGGGTCTGGCAAGATCGGGACGACCGGACGCGGGATTGGTCCGGCCTATGAAGACAAGGTTGGCCGCCGTGCGATTCGCGTCTGCGATCTGGCGCACCTCGATGCCCTGGACGCGCAACTTGACCGCCTGTGCGCCCATCACGATGCGCTGCGCGCCGGGTTCGGCCAGCCGCCGGTCGACCGCGCGGCGCTGCTTGCTGACCTGCGCGAAATTGCACCCTATGTGCTGCAATATGCGCAGCCAGTCTGGCGGCGTCTGAACAAGGTCCGTAAGGCCGGCGCCCGTATTTTGTTCGAAGGCGCGCAGGGCGTGCTGCTCGATGTTGACCACGGGACCTATCCCTTCGTCACCAGTTCCAACACGGTCAGCGGCACGGCAGCCAGCGGATCGGGCCTTGGCCCGGCCAGCACGGGCTTCGTGCTCGGTATCGTCAAGGCCTATACCACCCGCGTTGGCTCGGGTCCGTTCCCGACCGAGCTAGAGGATGAGACCGGCCAGCGTCTGGGCGAGCGCGGCCATGAATTCGGCACGGTGACAGGGCGCAAGCGCCGCTGCGGCTGGTTTGATGCGGTGCTCGTGCGCCAATCCTGCGCCATTTCCGGCGTGACCGGGATTGCCCTGACCAAGGTTGACGTGCTCGATGGGCTGGAGACGGTGAAAATCTGCACCGGCTATCGTCTGAACGGCAAGATCCTTGACTACTTCCCCAGCCATGCCGCGGATCAGGCCAATGTCGAGCCGATCTATGAGGAAATGGAGGGCTGGAGTGGCACGACTGCCGGCGCCCGGTCATGGGCCGACCTTCCGGCGCAGGCGATCAAGTACATCCAGCGCGTGCAGGAACTGATCGAAACGCCGGTGGCCCTGGTCAGCACTTCGCCGCAGCGCGAAGACACGATCCTCGTACGCGACCCCTTTGTCGACTAGGCGTTATTGACAGTACCGGCGTTTGTTCTACTCTTGTTCAAGCCGAACCGGAGTCGCAACCATATGACGCAGAAAGATTTTTCGTACGCTGCACCGACCGAGGATGCGGCGGGCCTGCCACTGGCGCTTTCGATTTTTGCGGACCGCAGTCATGTCCGCGAAGTGCTGCGCGACGATGCCGGGGCGGCTGGCTTTCGCATCGTTGAGGCCGGCGCTGTTGCCGATTTGCTGGGCGGCGACGCGCAGCCGCTGGGTGAAGTTATCCTGCTGGATTGCCCGGCGGTAGATGGCGCGCAGCTGGCGGCACTTGCCCGGCTCGATGTGCGAGCGGCAACCTGCGGGGCGCACCTGATCGTTTCAACTACCGTTGCCGCGCTGGAAGATGTGTTCGCCTGTCTTGACCAGTCGTCCCCCCAGATCCTGGTCGATCCCAGTCGGGCCGATCGGGTGATGGCGCTGGGCCGTGTCTTGGCAAGACTGCCTAATCTGCGCCTGCGCGAACTGTCAGAGGAGGACCGGCTGGTCCTGCTGCGCCTTACGGAACAGGTGGGCCAGATCGCCCAGCGCCTGGAACGGCTTGAAGGACCGGAGCGCGGCGCTGGCCGCGATTCGGCGTTCCGTTTCGAAAGCCCGGGGATCGCCTTTGCGGCAGCCACCGGTGGTGATGGCAGCGGGCGGCTCGTCCGCGCCGCGCGGGCCGCACTGCCCGATCCCCGGTTGATCCGGCGGATTATCCGCCAGCGTCAGCTGCGCGCCCGGTTTTTCGATGGCGACCTGTTCGCCGATCCGGCCTGGGACATGTTGCTGGACCTTACCGCCGCGCGGGCCGAACACACTCGGGTCTCGGTCACGTCGCTCTGCATCGCCAGCGGCGTGCCGCCAACGACGGCTTTGCGCTGGATCGGGCAAATGACCGATAGTGGTCTGCTGCAGCGCGTGGAGGATGAAACTGACCGCCGCCGCGCCTTCATCGCCCTGACGGATCAGGCGGCTGACGCGATGGCGCGTTACTTCGCCGAACTGGGCAATCAGGCCGCCGCGCTCGTATAGGCTTCACAGGCCCCATACTTTGCGCTAGGCGCGCGGTCCTTGGCCAAGTTAGTCAGTAACGGTCAGGGCGCTTAGCTCAGTTGGTAGAGCATCTCGTTTACACCGAGAAAACTTACTAGGGTTAAGCATTTGCGATCCTACCGTTTTCTTTTGCTGAACTTAATCTGTTCGGGACTATTTCGGGACTTGGCCGCATTTAGGCCATCGCGCACATCATCCGCCAGCACATGAGCATACCGCAGCGTAGTGCTAATATGGCGATGCTGTAGGGCTTCCTTGACTACCGCCAGATTGTTCGTGGCGCGCAAGATGCGGCTTCCGGCTGTGTGCCGCAAATCGTGGATCCGAAACCGCTTAACCTCTCCCGTCCGCTTGGCTTCGTCAAAGCGTTGCCGCAGGACCGTCTCAGTCATCTTATAGCGTTCACCAGCGCGGCGCTGCCCGCGACTGCGGCGGCAGACATAGGTGAAGACGAACGGGCCGACGCGGGGCTGGTTGGCGACTATAGCGACCAGCGAACTTGTCAGCGGGCGTACCACCACATCACCGCCCTTGATCCGCGTGATTGCTTCCATGCGTTGCAAGTTGCAATCGGACCAGCGCAGACCGATTGCCTCATTACGCCGCCATCCGCTTTCGAGCAGAAACGCCACCACATCGTAAGCGTCCGGGGCCAGCGCATCAAACAGCGCAGGTTCTTCTTCGGTCCGGTCAAGCTCACGGGGCGCACGGCGCGGCACCTTGAGCATCAATTCTTTCCAATTGGGCATTTCGCCAACGTCATATCGCGTCTTGTCCGCGTGTCGCCAGACTGACCGGGCGTTCTCAATCTCGCGATTGACCGACGCGCTGGAGCGTGATCCGCGCTTGCCCGATCCCCGGCGCTTGGCAAAGTATGTCTGCAACTCGCGCTGCGATATGGAAGCAAGCTGACGATTTGCGCCAAGCCCGCTAACCAATGCGGACAGCAGATATTCAATCGTCGGCCAGCTCGGCTTGCTTTGTACCCTTTCGGCATAAAGCCCTGCGGCTTCGTCCAAGGTGATCTGTGGCCGCGATAAACTGGGCAGCGATGCCTTACGGCGTTCGCGGCGTTCAAACTCTTCTGCATCCCGTTTGCCGGGACAGCCGGTGGAACCATATGCCCCCGTCGCAATCCTTGGCTGATCTTCTGGCGCTTTACACGCTAACCGATGGACACGTTGGAATGCTGGCGTGGCACCGGGAAGGCGGCGAGGATTGGGATTTGGATATAGCCGAGCGGACCATTGTGGGCTGCTTTGCTGAAACAATCCGGCAGATGCCACCAGCACGGCAAGCGGTGCTGAACCAGCTTGGCGACTTGCTGCATTACGATAGCCTAAGCGCAGTCACTCCAACGAGCGGACATATCCTCGACGCTGACGGGCGTTATACCAAGATGGTCGAAGTGGCCGTTCGGATTATCCGGCGCATTGTTGCCATGCTGCTAGAAAAGCATGAGCGGGTCCATATCGTTATGGCCGAGGGCAATCACGACATGGCCTCGTCGGTCTGGCTGCGGACCATGTTCAAGGCACTTTACGAAAACGAGCCGCGCATCACGGTCGATGATAGCGCGCTGCCGTATTACGTCTTTGAACACGGCGCTGTGATGCTGGCCTTCCACCACTCACACCTGAAGAAGAACCCGGCGCTGCCCGGTCTGCTGGCTGCACAGTTTGCACCAATCTGGGGCCGCACCACCAAGCGTTATTGCCACACCGGAAACCTTCATCATGCGGAGGAAAAGGAACACGCCGGGATGACTGTGATCCAGCATCCGACCCTCGCAGCCCGCGATGCTTACGCGGCACGGGGCGGCTGGTTCGCTGACCGGGCCATGAGCGCAATCAGCTATCATAGCAAATACGGACAGGTGGGCCGCGTGACGGTTTCGCCGGAGATGCTGGCATGACACCCTTTAGCAATCCGCAGGACCGCGCCCAAGTTGCCGACACGATCCCGGTTCATGCCGAAGCTGCCGCCAAGGTGCTGACACAAGCCGCCAAGCGCATCCGTAGCGGCGAAAGCGTCCGCGATGTCTGTGGTGGTCTGGTTGACGTTGTGATGGCCCTTAGCGGGCGAGTGTAGGGGGCATTATGACCAGACGCACCATCAATAGGGCGGGCCTTGATCTCGTTAAGCAGTTCGAGGGTTGCAAGCTGACAGCATACCTCTGCCCGGCAAATATCTGGACCGTGGGTTGGGGATCAACTGGGCCACACGTTAAGCCCAAAATGAGAATTACGCAGGCGCAAGCCGATGAGCTGCTGCGCTCCGATCTGCGCCGGTTTGAGGACTACGTGGCCAAGGTCGCGTCCAAGGCAACCGACAACCAGTTCTCAGCAATGGTGAGCCTTGCTTTCAACATTGGCGAGGCCGCGCTGGGCAAGTCCACCGTCCTGCGCAAACATCTT